TTTTGCGTGTCTGTGCTGAAAGACAAGAATATAAAGATCATAGACTTCGGCGGGGCGGGGGTATTGTCCGGGTTCCTGAAAGAATACGGATTTACCGACGTTACAGATGTGGGCGCGGGGGAGGGATTGCCACAGGGGATCGGGGTTATGTTCGCCGAGCATGTTCTGGAGCATATTTACAACCTACCAGATACGATGCGCCTAATAAGCAAGGCGGTGGTGGCGGGAGGGATGCTGGTTGTGGACGGTCCAGAAGCGTCTGGAATCTCAACAGAAAAAGCGACGCCGATGCTCGATTTTCACCAGAAGCATATAAATCATTTCACGTTCTACGATTACCTGCATTTGATGAGGCGGCATAATTTCGACTTCGCGGGCGCGCAGAACTACCTGGAGCGCAAGAACCCGTGTGTGCATATCCTGTTCGGTAAGTCGGAACCCGATAGGGTAATAAATGAATCGCTTGCCCATATCCAGCCTAATATCGCAGAGATCGTCCGGGGGCTGAAAGAACTGGAAAATAAGCCCGTCGTAGTGTGGGGTTGTGGGGATATTGCGCTACATGCGCTATCCATACATTTCCCCAATGTCCGGTATTTCGTGGACAAAGACCCGGCGTTTAGGGAGCAATCCATTAAAGGACGCTGGGTGATGGATAGGGTACAAGAGGGCGAGACATGCCCAATTGTCGTGATAGCGCAGGGGCAAAGACAAGATATCCTTCAGAACATCAAGGCGGAAGGGTTAAAGAACCAGGTGATAATCCTATGAAGTTATCCGATTACGTTATGAACTTCCTCCACAAGCAGGGAGTCGAGCATATCTTTATGTTACCCGGCGGTGGGTCAATGCACCTGTGTGACTCGCTGGGTAAATCTGGAATACCCTATACCGTCGTTCTTCACGAACAAGCCGGCTCGATTGCCGCCTATGCTTATTCCATGTATAAGAACAGCATTGGGGTAATGCTGACCACCTCTGGCCCCGGCGCAACCAACGCAATAACAGGCTGCTCTAACGCGTGGGCGGAATCAATGCCAGTCCTGTTCATATCAGGGCAGGCTAAACGGTCTACGCTTATGGGGGAGAGTGGGGTAAGACAGTTGGGATCACAAGAGGTTGACATTATCTCAATGGTGGAGTCGATCACCAAGTATGCGGTACAAGTCACCAACCCGCAGAATATCCGTTACCAATTGGAGACGGCGGTGCATTATGCGCGCGAGGGCAGACCCGGCCCGGTCTGGTTGGATATTCCGGTAGACGTGCAGGGGGCAGAGATAAGCGAACACGAACTGGCGGGGTACGTTCCATACATTGCCAATGTAAGTGAGTTCGTCGAGATGCAAGCGAAAAAGACGATTGAGCTATTGAGCAAAAGCGAACGCCCGGTACTGTTTGCTGGTTACGGTATTCAAGCGGCGGGAACAGAGGCGGAGTTTAGAGAACTGGTTGTGAGGCTGGGCGTTCCAGTTTTGACAACTTGGAAGGCGATCGGGTTACTGCCCGACGACCATCCTTTCTATGTCGGCAGGCCGGGAAAGATAGGGCAACGCGGGGCAAACTTCGCACAACAGAACTGCGACCTGTTAATTTCTATCGGGGCAAGACTGGACATGGAACAGATAGCATTTCAGCCGCGCCACTTCGCACCTAAAGCCAAACGGGTGGTAGTGGATGTGGACGCGAACGAGATACACAAACTTGACATGGATATAGACATCCGTGCAGCGGTAGACGCGGGGCAGTTCATACGCGCGCTGCTTGCGAACGCCCCACAAACTATATACCCCGTGTGGTTTGCCAGGTGCGCGGAGTGGAAGCAGAAATATCCCGTTGTCTTGCCTGAATACAGATATGGGAATGACTTGACGCACGTTGATAGTTATGTGTTTATGGATGACCTATCCAGTGAAGCAAGCGCGGATGATGCAATCGCCCCCGGTTCATCCGGTAAAAGCGTGGAAGTGTTTATGCAGGCGTGGAGGGTGAAAGAGGGGCAGCGGTTCGTCTTTGCCCCCGGACTGGGCGCGATGGGATTCGACATTCCCAATGCTTTAGGTGCGGCGATAGCAAGCGGGAAGCGGACTATCTGCGTAACGGGAGATGGGGGCTTTCAGTTAAACATCCAAGACCTGGAAACAATACACAGGCTCAACTTGCCGATAAAGTTCTTCGTGTTCTCCAATGGCGGCTATGGGTCCATCATGTCCATGCAGAGGAATTACTTTTCAGGAAGGTATGTTGGAAGTAACGCCGAAAGCGGGCTGACCTTCCCTAATCTGATAAAGATAGCGGGTGCGTATTGCATCCCGTCATTCAAGGTTGTAACGAACCTGAAAAGCAAAGAGACGATAAAGAAGATACTCGATACCCCCGGCCCGGTCATCTGCGAAGTTGTAGTAGATCCTATGCAGGAACAGCAACCGCGTGTGTCATCTGCAATACAGGCGGACGGGACCATGGTATCAAGCCCGATGGAGGACTTATATCCATTTCTTCCCAGGGATGAGTTTAGGGCTAACATGGATTCCTAAAGTGTGGTAGAATAAGTCGTTAACTGAATAGCGCCGCCGTTGTGCGGGGCAGACCCTTAATCGTTGAGCGGGTTTTCGCTTTCTCGAACAGAGAAGTGAAGACCTGCTTTTGTTGTCTGGAGGTGATTATGCCCGATGAATTTGAATTTACTGACGATGTATTGATATTTGATGGGGGTGCGGTAAAGGATTTAGGCGGTGGAAAAATAGGGGGTTATGCCCTGATGTATTCAACGTCTATTGATCCCGACCTGACCAAAGAGTTCTTTTCAAAATCAGAAAGCTCTATTGACGGCCCCCACGAAAATTCGCCTGTCTTCTACATTCACGGGCGGGATGCCAAAATGGGTAAGCGCATCATTGGGCGCGCTCTATCCGCTAGAGCAGATGACGTTGGCTTATGGGTGGAAACACAACTCAACCAGCGCGACGAATACGAAAAGGCTGTCTTGGCGATGGCCAAAGCGGGCAAGCTGGGCTATTCAACCGGTGCGTTATCTCACATGGTGGACTACGAACCGAGAGGGGATGGCGTGCAACTCATCAAAACCTGGATAGTCGGGGAGGTCAGTTTAACTCCCACTCCCGCAGAACCTCGACTGTGTGTGCAGTCGCTTAAATCGTTATCAGCTTCCGAAATGGCGGCGTTGCCGAACGAGGAAGATGACCCTATTCAAACCAACAAGGAGATCAATCACATGGCAGATGAATTGGATGTTAAAGCGGTTGTAGCCGCCGCACTCGCAGAGCGCGACGCCGCTGTAAAGGCAGAGACTGAAAAAGCTCTCGCCCTGAAAGCCTCGGAAGAGGTGGGCTACAAAAAGGCGATTGAGGAACTGACCGCCAAGCACTTGATCAAGGGCGCTCCCTCAGTTGTCAAAGACCTGTCAAGCGACCCAGACGGCGTAGAAGCCTTCAAGTCTTGGGTTCGTACCGGCGAAGTGAACGGCAGTCTTATCGCCCCGCCTAACTCATGGAGCAAGGGCGCTGAAAAGACCGCTTTCGCCATCGGCGCAGGCGCGACGGGCGGGTTCATGGTCCCTGACCCGATGTACAACGGCATTATCGCCAAACGCGATATCGCCTCATGGGTGCGGCAGGCTCCTGTACAGAAATTTGTAACTTCCTCAGACCATATCATCGTCCCCGTTGAAAGCACGAAGGCGAGTACATTCACCCTGACCGCTGAAAACGCAGCTTATACCGAGAACGAACCGACCATTGCGCAGGTTGACTTGATCCTCTACAAGTACACCAAGTCCATCTTGATGTCAGAGGAATTTGTCAACGACCAGGCTGGTAACTTCGACTCCTGGATTACCGACGTGATCGCACGCTCTGTGGCAAGCACCGAGAACAGTATTTTTACCCTCGGTTCCGGTCTTGGCAACCCACAAGGCATTCGCGCTGGCGCGACTGTCTCCACTACCGCCTTCTCGTCCGCTACTGCTCCTACCGCTCTCGACCTGCATACTCTTGTCGGTCAGTTGGGCGCTGGTTACAACCAGGGACAGGAGTGCGGTTTTTTGATGCGGAGCGTTACAAAATGGATCTTAAAGTCCATTGCTTCCCTAGCCTTCCCGTTCAACGCACAGGCCACCTCACCCGATTTCCTGGGCTACCCATGCTACGTCTCTGACGATTGCGCCTTGATCGGTACCACGGGTGGGAACGGTGCTGTGTTCTTCGGTAACTATAACTTCTATGGAATTGCCGAAAAACCGGGCATCATGATCCAGCGCAACCCGTACCTGTACATGGCCACTGGCCAGACCGCTCTATTCTGCAATATCTTCCGTGGCGGGGCAGTCCTGCAAGCGGAAGCGATCATAAAGAACCTCAACACCTAAGGTTGAGTCAACAACTATCCAAGTATAGAGGGGGGTTGGCGAAAGTCGCCCCCCAATAGGAGAGATAAAAAATGCGTAAGTTCATGGATTATCACGATACAAAATCTGTTTTCTCAGGTACTTCCGCCTCCGGTGGGAGTAACCTGCCCGGTATCCTAAGCACCACGACCATCAGTTGCGTAGGCTACGGGCGCGCCCGCTTTGTGTTCCAGTTAGGACTCGCTACCGCTGGCGCTACCTTCTCGTCCGGTGTCATCATGGAAGCGACTGCTTCCGGCGCGGCCTATCAGATCATTACCGCCCTACCCTCCATCTCCGTCGCTTCAGCCGGGGAAGGATGTATCATGGTTGTGGACATTCCTCTTGGCAACCGCACCAACGGCGGGTCGAATACCTGGCTGCTCGTTTCGAGCGCCTCGCGCTGCGTTGGTTCCTGGATCGTTCAGGGCATCGTAGACCTCTACAATGCCTATCAGAAACCCAACGTTGCAACGGTTACCCCTACCGTAAACATCACCATCTAACCCCTCTCGACGCCGGGGCGGGGAAACTCGCCCCGGCAGAAAGCGCCATGAATGACCAAGAAGAAGGCAAAGAAACTGACCTTATGGATACCCGCCGCAGAGAGTCCCCGATGGCCGTGTGTAATGTCATGGCTAAATATGGACGATGGCGGATACAAACTGACCTTCGTTCGCTCGTTGGCGAACAACCCTAAATACTCCTGGAACAAAGTTGTCAGGGATTTTCTCTTGACTGACGACCAATGGTTGTGGAGTTGTCATAACGACATCTGCTTTGTCCCGGATACACTTCCCAGACTCCTATCCTGGGACAAACCGTTAATATCTGCGCTCGTGTTCATGCGCGCTGGTCTGCCCTTACCTCATATCTGGAGAGGTTATAACGACCAGAAAATATACGCCATGCGAGTGCGGGATACAGCCGCCTGGTTCGGAACGCACCCGGAAGCGATGATATGGGGTCCGCAGGTGATGAAAACCCGCCCGGAAGATGCGCTGGTGGAAATAGACTTCACCTCCACTTCCTGTACTCTCATACACCGCAAGGTGTTGGAAGCGATACGGGAAAAATACGGCGAAGACCAGTGGTTTTTGATGGATAACGATTACACCGGCGGCGGGGAAGACAGGCGGTTCTTTGAGCGGGCGCGCGAGGTGGGATTTCCCGCCTTCGTAGACCGCTCGTGTGTTGTAGGGCATCTTGCGGGCGATACGCCGATAGGCGTGATGGACTTTATGGTCTATAACAGCGTTTCGAATGTATTGGGTACTGGAGAGCGCGGGACGTTCCATGTAGACAATATCAACTGGAATAACGGTATTTCTTCTCCGCTCGAAGGCCCGCCCACCGATCTGACGTTAGCCGCCATGAAGATGCTTGAAGAGGGCAAGATAAAGATGGGCGACGATATGCCCGACCCGGAAGACTGCTTCGTCCCGCTTGAGTTTCTACCGTCAGTTGCGGGGCGTTTTAGGAGCGACTAATGACAATCTCTAACGGATATATCACCCGCACAAACCTTCTAAACTGGCTGGCGTCTGCTACTGCTACCTCTTCCGCGGATGACCTGGTAATTGACGACATCATTGAACAGACCAGCCGTATCATAGACGATATTACCGCGCGCAGGTTCTATCCGTTTAGGCAGACCCGGAAATATGACCTGCCGGAAGATAACGAACTCGACCTGGTTGACGATCTCTTGGAAGTCTACACCCTCACCAACGGGGATGCGTCTGTAATCGCGTCCTCTGATTACAATCTGTATTCAGTGAACGACCCTCCGTACTGGTCTATCCGGTTGAAAGACATCTCTACCGTATCCTGGCAGACAACCGCTGGCGGATCATCCGAGCAGGTTGTGACTCTGGACGGACTGTGGAGTTACCGCCCTCAATACACCGCGCAGGGATGGACGCA